CTTTTTGTGTATAGTTTGTTGTTGAAGAGATTCTTCTCCAACCATTGTAATCCCAACGTAAGTTCCATGCCGCACCTTTACGTAAATCTCTTAAGATTTCACGGTCGATTTCAGCCGCAACTTGTTCAGATAATAAAGCTGTTAATTCAGCCTCAGCATCGATGTTGTGGAAAGCTGCAACGTCTTGAGCTAACTCAGGAGACCATTGTGCTCTTAATTTTCTTTCTGTAACAGATACAGTAACTGAATCTAATTCGAAAGAAACCTCACCGATTTTATCTTCAAATTCCATATCAGCGTAACGTCTGTAAACAGCAGTAAACCCAGTTGATGGTAATACTCCGATAGTTGTTCCTGTATAACCGTCTAATGTGTCACCACAAGAAGGACAAGTTGGACAAGATAAATCAACTTCTAAGTAGATGATTCCTGCAGGAGAACAAGTATCATTGTAAGTACCGTTATTACCTGTAGTTGCAAATGATGTAGTTCCTCTTCCGTTTAATCCTGAAACGATACCTTCACCATATTGTTGAGTAACAACTCTAAACAATAATGAGTTTATTCCGGTAGACCCACTTACAACACTACAAGGTGATGTTGTTGAAGTCCATGCAGTTGTAGAATCACTGTAGATTCTTAAATCAGATAAGAAAGTTTCAGTATCAACTTCATTACCGTCTGGTCCGATTAATTTACCTGTACCAGCAGTTGTGAATCCTGATAATGCTACGATTACTTTTCTAATGTTTTTTCCATTGAATTGGTTAGCTAATGCAGTTGCGTCAGCAACAACTAAACTACCATTTGACCAAACCATAACTGTTGTTGGTTTAGTAACTGCCGACCATTGTCCTTTAGAGTAGTCAAACAATCCTGGAGGGTCTAATTGACCTTCGTTTCCTTCATAGAATAAATCATAAAGATTTTTCTTGAATGCGTTTGCTCCTGTGTAACCAGCTCCTGATTGACCATCAGCCGCAGTTTGTCCATCAGCCGCACCAATTGGTCCGTAGTGAGTACCACCACCTAATTGAGTTCCTAAGATAGTTTCTTGACCTGATTGGTAACCTTGAATTTTAGGTACGAAGAAGAACAATTTACCGATTGGTAAGTTCATAGCTTGTACTGATACGATTTCATTCGCAAGTAATTTAGAGAATACTCTTCTTACGATAGGGAATACAACCGTTTCGAATGAACCGTTTGAACCTTCACCTGTAGCTTCGTTTATTAAGAAAGACGCTTGGTTCTCATATAACTGAGCTACGTTTTCTCTCATGTGTCCTTTAAGACCTTCTAGGAATCCTAATTTATCCCATTTGTTGATTGTGTCTTCTTTGATAACTTTAAGGTGTTTTAACCCGATGTTACCAACTAATCCTGATTCTAATAATGCTCCCATTTTTTTTGGTTTTTATTAATTTTAATTTATTTTTATTTTATTTTTGCCATTAAATCTTTCATTCTTAAGAACTGTGGATTCTCATATGTTTTTGATTCAAGTAAGTTAACCGCTCCTGTAGAAGGTGATTTTGCGATTGTTCTTTCAATTGACTCGTTCATAGTTTGAGTTTTAGTTCCTGAGGATAATTCATTTTTAACGACCTGATATAGATTTTTAGATTCTTTGATAGTTTCAACACCATCAAATCTTCTTAAAATGTTAATTTTTTCTTGTTTTGATGTTGAATGTTCAGTGAACAAACGTGTAGCGTAAGCCAAGTTTGAATTGAAGATTGCAACCTCGTTTAATTTACTTCTGAAAACATTAAGTGCTTTTCTGTATTCTTCGTTTTTTTCTCTAAGAACTTGTAACTCTGAATTAGTGTTACTTTCTTTGATAGCAGTATTAAAACTTGAATGAGCTCTTGGTTTTGGTAAACCACCTTTTCTAAAGTTAGACCCTGAACCTAAAGTTCTTACAGCCTCTTTTGTCTCTTCTTTTTTACCTTCAACTTTTTTAACCATTGGTTTTCTAGTTGAACCTTCTTTTGTTTCAGTTTTCTTAACAACTTTGTTTGTTCCTAATTTAGTTCCTGAATTTTCACCTTCTTTATACTCGAATTTCGCTTTACCTGTTCCTACAGATTTTGGAGCCTCTTTCATTTTAGTTTTAAATCCTGTTCCTTGATTAGGTGATTTGTTAAATTTAAATTTTGATTGATTACCCATCCCAACACCTTTTGGTTTGATAGACATTTTAGCTTCAGTAATAGATTCATCATCCATTTCTTCTTCACCTAATTCTTCTTCGTCTTCTTCATCCATTTCGATTTCATAAACGATTTCTTCATCGTCCATATCATCAGATTCGTCAAACTCTTCAAAATCAAATTCCACTTCGTCTTCGTCTTCATCATCAGAACCGAACATTCTCTCAACGATTGATTCAATAGATTCGTCACCCATCTCATCTTCTTCAAGTTCTTCGTCCCATTCTTCAGACATTTCAAATTCTTCTTCTTCACTTTCACCAACAATCATATACTCTTTACCGGTTTCCTCATCTTTAAGGTGAGTGTTTCCTTTGTCGTCTTTTGTTACGACAATGTTGTCATCCGGACCCATAAGTTGAAATACTCTAAGTACTTCTTCATCGTCTGCGTCAGTTAAGTCAATAGTGTCTTCCTCGTCGTCCATATCTTCTTCGTCACCAAAGTCCATATCTTCTTCGTCATCAGTATCATCAGTATCCATTTCATCACCTTCGTCTGAATCATCACCCATATCAATATCGGCAATATCATCAGAACCCATAGGTTCATCCACTTCAACGTCATCAGGGTTAATCTCGTCTTGTTCAGTTAGAGATTCTTTTACTAGGTCTTTGATTTCTTGTTTCATTGTAGAAGCAAGTATTCCTTTTGCATTTTCAGCTACCGCTTCTTCCAAGTTTTTCATTTGGATGATAGCCTCTTCAACTAAAGATTTTTCTTTTGCCATTTCGTTTTGTTGTTATTTTAATATATAAATATCTCCTAATTCAAAAAAAGTTTAAAATTTACTTAAATTGAGTTAGGTTTTTATACATTGATAAATATCTCCAAAAAATAAAAAGCATAAAAAAAGAGGACTATATGTCCTCTTTTACTTAATAATTAAAAATTTAACTACTCAATTACTTCATCAATTTTACTTTCTACAATAGCGGTAATTCTCCACTCCATTGTATAATGTTCAAAAACTTTGGTAACTTTCGCCTCAACATCAGTAGGGTTGTAACCACTTACTAATTTTTCTTCTCTTAATTTTTTAATCTTACCTGATGCCTCATCAACTGAGTCCAAGGTAACTTTTGCGATAAAATACTTTTCTTCCATTTTGTTTTTTTTTATTAGTAACCCAAATAATCGTTTAATTTTTTCATTAAGTCAAGCGATTTATTTCCGGAATCACCAACGTGTCTCTCAACACTCATTTTTTTCTCTTCTTCTAAGTTCTCATCGTATAGTTGTTTATCCTCTTTATTTAAGAATAGATACGCTCCCGGGGTTGATGGTGATGATACTAAATCAAAACAGATTAATTCAAAATCGTCTTGAACTTCATTTTGTTCACCAATCTTTTTAAGGGAACCTACACCTCTTGATGAGATACCTAATGTAACTCCTTGTCTTAGGTAGTTAGCTGCTAAGTCACCTTTGGTTGAACAAATACCACTTTCGTGATATCCCGGTGATGTAAGTAGTTTTATTTTACCCATTAGGACATTACCTTCCCACCATACTTCGGTGATTGCGTGAGAAACTCTATCTAAATCGATTAAAGATGATTCCGGGTGATTTAACTCGGATAGGGCTGTTCCCTTTTTAATCATTTTTTTATAATTCTCCGCCTCTCTTTTTAATATACGTTCAGGATATAATCTACCATTTCTATTAGGGGTATCATATTTTTGTAATACGGCATAAAACTCAATTGGTTTAGTGTGGTCAAGAGTTTCGCTAGATTCTCTAATTAATGTTTCGTTACGATTATCATTTGGGTTAATATACCCAGCATCGTATTCAACTAATATACCTTTCCCTGATTCACTTGGTTGTAATATTCTTAAATTCATTTTGAATGTTTTATTTATAAATATTAAACATTCTCGGTTTGTAACAATTCTTCTGTGATTTTACTGTTTTTGGTTAGATAAAAGTTAAAATTTTCATTATCTAAAAAATTATCTTTAAAAATTTGTTTTGTTATTTGTTGTAATGATTCTTTTATTTCGTTACATTTGAAATCCAAATCTTCTTGTATTAAATAAAAATTTATTTCAAGGTTCATAAACGATTTTTTGTTTAGATTGAGTCCGCTGGACCTTAAATCTAAGTCTACAATAAATTTGTCGTTGAATATATCTTTGTTTATTGACTCGTAGATTGAGTGTTTAATACTCCTACTTAGGTTAAGAACTGTTCTTGTCCAATTATCACATTCGTATATTGGTTCAACCCAAGTTTGGATGTTTAAGTAAAGTGATTTAAGTTTGATTGAGTCTACCGTTCCATAAACAATCTTCGCTGTTTTGAACCCGTGTAGTAGAGAAGTTTTTCCCTTTTTCATTAATTTTCATATTTTCCTGTTTATTTTTAAAAATAATAGGTGTTTTTATGGGTAATGTCAAAACTTTTTTGTAGGAGGGAGATATATGTAGTATATGCTAATAGTAAAATTAAATAATCACATTACGATTGAGAAAGCTCTAAAACTCTATAAAAGTAAAGTAATTAAAACCCGTCAAAGCTCTGAATTATCAAAACGAAAAGAATTTAAAAAACCATCAGTAATTAAACGTGATGGTCTTTCAAAAGCTAAGTATGTTCAGAAAAAATTTAAATCAGACGATAATTAAAGATTTTCTTTAAGGTTTTTAAGTTTGAAGTACGTAAGTTTGTCGTATTTTTCAGAAATTACTTTTGAGATAGTATCCTCAATTCTTATTTGCATTGTTGAATCAGTGCTAGCATTCTTCATTTCCGTTAGTTTCGTAACTACACCTTCTTTAAGTGTAACGTATTTTTCATTCAATGTTGAATCATCTTCAGACAATAAAGACATTAATTCTTTTTTGTCAGATTCAGTTAAACCATCAATATAACTTTTAATAGTTTTGTTTGCAACACTTACCATTGTTGTTAACGGTAAATCAATCCCTTCTGTTTTCACCACCGGTAATTTTCTAAGAGATTCTGACAGAATGTTTCTACATTTAATTTTAGATTCAATCGTTAATATATCTGAAGAAAACAACGTATCGATAGTCTCATATTGATTCTCTATCTGTTTATTACCAACCCAAGATTTTATTTTATTTAAATCAGATTGCTTGATTTTATTGATTGTGTTCTCATACATTTTAATACTTTCGTTAATAAACTCTCTGGCGTAAGATTCACTTAATGCTTTTGGAGAATTTAATTCATCGTATAAATAAAATAATTTACTTATGTTTTTGTTTTCTAAAACATATTTTTTGAAATTTTTTATTTCGTCTTTAAATGTGTCGTTAGCGTATGATTCTAACAACACTCTTTCTATTTTTGTTTTTAATATACCGAAGTTCATAAGTTTTTTTATTTATAAATATCTAATCTTTTAGAAGTTTACCTAATTGAGCTTCAATTTCTCCTAAAGAGTTTCCACCTTTGGATAAATCAATGTATGAATCATCTTCTGTCATATTACTTCTTTCTACCAATATTTTTAAATTATCTCTATTAAATGATTCAGGAGTTACTTCTGCTTCGGGAGCTGCCGCCTCAGGGGCTCCACCCGGTTCAGGTCCACCCGGTTCAGGTCCTGGTTCAGGTCCACCTAAATCTTCCATTCCTCCACCTAAGTCTCCACCTCCGCCGAAACCTCCTCCACCTCCCGGTGGTGGTGGGGATGATGGTGCCGCACCACCGGCAGTTGCTCCGGATGCAGGGTTACCATATAATTTATCGATATTATCGAAGATACCTGTATGTGTTATGATAGTTGCCGTATTTGTTAATTCAGCTCCGACAGCCATCTCAATTCTTTGTTGTTGTAAATCAAGTTTGATTTCCTCATCAGAGAATCCTAAAATATGTTTCTTAGCCCACGATACAGATACCGGAGCAATACCCGCAATTGCCGCAACGGCTTGTTGGTATAATGCAATTTTTTCTTTCCAAAGGTCATTCTTTAATAAATCTGCTTGGGATGATGGATTGGTTAGTCCTAACGTAAAGTTAGATAACTCATCTTCAAACCCTAATAAGAATAAATGAATGATTGCAATTTTATTTAATTCGGCAATCATTGATTTTTGAATCTTATTGATTGTTCTTGCAAAACGAATATCCTGTAATGATAAATTCTTACCATCACCGGCAGTTTCTTCAAATCCTAAAAATGCTTTAGGAACACGAAGAGCGGTTAATAATTTCTTTTGGATATATTCTATATCGGCAATTTCAGATAAGTTTGTTGCTCCCGGTAACGTATCAATTGGTGATGCCGCCGCTGGGTCTCTAACAGGAATAAAGTAATCTTGGTCAACAGCCATTTGGTTGAATCTCATATCGACATTACCTGTTTTAGCATCAACAACTTGGTCACGTTTAAATTTGTTTGCAACACGTTGTACGTAAGCCTCAACATCTTTATCATCCATATTACCAACGAATACTTTGAACACACGTCTTTCCGGTGCTCTTGAAGTTCTATAAATTAACATCGCATCTTCCGATAATAATAATTGTTTCCAAATACGTCTTGCTTTTTCTAACATTGACGTTCCGTATGGAAGTTTTCTATCGTCACCTAATAAACGGAAGTGGGCAACTTCCCAAGAGTTAAACTCCATATCTTTTGCCTTCCACTTAAATCTTAATCCTTTGTGTTCTGCAGGTTCATCTATAGTTGCAGATTTTGCTGCCATACCTCTTTCCAAACGTTCTATTTCAATGTTTGGTAATTGCATACAACCAACAATACCTTTATCTGAATCTAATTTTAAATAAACAAAGTTATCACCATACTTACAAGTATTTCTTGTCCACATAGTTAAATTCGTATTAACGTCTAATACGTTATTGAATAAATCGGCTAGTATAGATTTTATTCTTTTTGATTCAGAATAAATTTGTAACATATATCCATTCTCATCAACAGTTGTTGATTCTTCACCATAGATGTCTAATGCCGCTGATATCTCAGGGGTGTATTCCATAGATTCATAATCGTAAAATGAAGCCAAACGAGTTGGTTCATAATAAACTGCTTGAGTGTATAGATTACTTTCAATCTTAGTCCATTGGTTAGATAGGTAATATGTTTGTTGAGCTTGTAATTTTTCTCTTTCATATTCCGCTTGTGATGTTGTCTTTAACAACTCTTTCTTATCTAACTTATATGTTGGGTAGTCTTGATTTAATAACGCGTTTGGTCCAAAGGCTCTTGATAACCTTTGCCAAACCGTTAAATCATTATTTTCATTATTTTCCATATTCTAAATTTAAATATAATTTTCCTTATATAAATAGTTTACTTTGTTCTAATAAGTATCTGTTTTACTTATTGTGAGTTAAGACATTATTCGCAAAATATAAATTACTATTATTCACATCAACGTTATAAACTGTTGTTGATTCTGTAATTGTCACTAATGATGTGATTTCAAATTCAGTATTGTCAATATCTAATAATACATCACCAACATTTAAATCAGATGTTGTTCTGATATACCAAACACCATTTTGTTTAACAACGTGGTTATGAGAATCAGTCGCAATTAATTTATCGTTATTAATATTAATAACCGAATCAAATTCATATATTGTAAAATTAATTACTGTAGAGGTTGATTCTACATAATTTAAAGTGTCACTACTCCAAGAGTACCATTCGTTTGATGGTTGTGGCATTCCTGAAACATCAATAGATTTAAGTATGTCGTTAACTTGAACATCTTGTATTAATTTAGTTGAACCATCAGATAATGTTATTACTGTATTAACAACTAAACAACCACACGAAAAACAAGCACCCGTAAATGCGGTTCCATCCCAATATCTTCTACTAAAGTTATCAGTGGTTTTATAATAACCCGCAGCTGCAAATGCGAAGGTACAATTACCGGATATATCATCATCATATAATTCGGTTGCGTCACATAAACCTAAAATTGCGGAACGATTTATACATTGATTAACTAACGCCCAACCAGGTAACGAACATACAGCATTTGACACTCTATATCCTAATGTAATATTTGTTGCGCAACAATTATATATTGATGGAAGCCAACCACCTGAATTGTCACCACCGCCAAATGAAATAGTGTTTTCTTGAGCACAAATATTCGGTGAATCACCCATATTGTTAGCAAAGGAACTTGCAGGGAACCCTTCACAATCAATATAATCAAAAGTTGTTGAACCAAAGAAAGGACCACCTGGTGGAGACCAATATAATTCATAACATACACAAGTTACTCCAGGTGGTGTTTCAGTCGGTGTAGGTGTAGGTGTTTTTGTTGGTGTTGGTGTTTGAGTTCTTGTAGGTGTAGGTGTTGGTGATGGGAACACATAAGTAATAACATTTGAAACTCCCGTAAGAGACGAACAAAATAATGTCATTCTAAAGTATATTGTTCCACTATTAATACCGGTTATTGCCGACCTAGGTGAAGTACAACCACCTGCACCACCCAAAGTCCAAGTTATATTATCAGACGAATATTCCGGTAAAAGTGTTCCACAAGAACCTGCTGTTGTGAAATTATAATTCCAAGTGGTTCCTGAAACATATGTGGTAGAAATTAATGTAACACCACACGATGTTGTTGGCGTTGGAGTGTTTGTTCGAGTAGGTGTTTGTGTAGGAGTTTTAGTAGGCGTTTGTGTTTGCGTCGGAGTTGCAGTTAATGTTGTTGTTGTTGTTGGAGTTTGAGTTTTAGTTGGAGTTTGTGTTTGTGTTTTGGTTGGAGTGTTAGTAGGAGTTTTAGTTGGCGTCTGAGTCTGAGTCGGAGTTGCAGTTAATGTTGTTGTTGTTGTTGGGGTTTGAGTTTTAGTTGGAGTGTTGGTTGGAGTTTTAGTAGGCGTTTGTGTATTTGTTGGTGTTGGTGTCGGAGTTGGGGTTGGGAAGAAATATGGGAAAACTTCAGAATATGCGCTAATACCACCTGATGTACATAATTGACCCACTTTTACATAAACATTTCCTGTTGTAGTAAGAGAGTCAAAAGTAAACGGTGATGTACAGTTACTTGGAGTTGCCACAGCAGAATTAAAGTTTATATTATCATAAGAATATATCATAAAAATACCACTACAATTTGGTCCCGGAATAATCGAAACAGATAAAATTGAACCTGATGACAATGTAACACCTAACATTTGAGGTGCTGAACAAACTGGTGTGTTTGTAGGCGTCTGTGTTTGAGTTTTGGTTGGTGTTTGTGTTTGAGTATTAGTAGGTGTTTGAGTCATTGTTTTTGTTGGTGTTGGTGTTTGAGTTTTTGTTGGTGTTTGAGTGTTTGTTGGAGTTTGAGTCTGAGTTGGTGTTGCGGTTAATGTCGTTGTTGTTGTTGGAGTTTGAGTTTTGGTTGGAGTGTTAGTCGGAGTTTGAGTAGGTGTTTGTGTCGGTGTTGAAGTTTGAGTTTGTGTTTGTGTTTGAGTTTGTGTTTGAGTGTTTGTTGGTGTATTGGTAGGTGTTTGTGTTGGTGTTGAAGTTTGTGTTTGTGTTTGTGTAGGAGTATTTGTTGGTGTTGTTGAAATTGTTGGAGTTACTGTTGGCGTTACCGTTGGAGTCACAGTTTGAGTTGGAGTTGGTGTAGGTGTAGGTAAAATACATTCGTGGTCTAATTGACAAATAAGGCAACTCACATATGAAGTTAAACTAATAATTTCATATTGACTGTTAAATGACGTAGGATTTATTGCTTTAACACAACCACTATATCCGGTAGTCTCTATATAATAGAAGTTATCAATAAAAACAGGATATATTATTCCACCCACTTTATATATTATAGATGGGTAACAACAATCTTCAAAATACCCAATTGTTGGAGGTAATGGTGACGGTGTTTGTGTTTGAGTTTGTGTTTGTGTTGGAGTGTTAGTCGGAGTTTGTGTAGTGGTTTGAGTTTGCGTTTGTGTTTGCGTTTGCGTATTTGTTGGCGTATTTGTTTGAGTATTTGTTTGTGTAGGAGTATTTGTTGGTGTCATTGTTGGTGTTGTTGTAGGGCGATTTGTTGGTGTGGGAGTATGAGTCTTAGTTGGAGTTTGAGTTGGAGTGATAGTGTTAGTAGGTGTAGCTGTATTGGAAGGTGTTTGTGTTTGTGTCTGCGTTGTCGTTTGTGTTGGGGTTTGTGCTGGTGTTCCAGTATTAGTTGGTGTAACAGTATTAGTTTGAGTTGGTGTTTGAGTTGGAGTATCTGTAATAGTAGGTGTCGGTGTATTTGTCGGTGTATTTGTCGGTGTTAATGATATACAAGGAATATCCAACGAGCAAGTTTCATCGTAATACATTACGTAAATAATGTAAGTTCCATAATAATTTTCGGATTCGTAATTATACGGTAATGTAACTTCACCAATATTTATAACCCCCCCCGAACAAGGGAAAAAGGTTATATCGGCTAATTGTCCGTTATAATTCGCAGTTAATATTTCTAAAGTTGTACTCATATATTGTTAGTTCGTATAAATTAAGGTGTTGGTGGGGGATTATTCAAAGACCCCGATACACCTGTTGCCGGTATGTATATATAATAATCACCATACGGATAATCTGTAGGGTAATCATACGGTAATGTAACCGTACCAATATTAATTGTTCCACCTGTTGATGGATTAAAAGTTATATCGGCGGTATATCCGGTATAATTATTTGTCGATATTCTATATATATATTCCATAAATTAAGTTAACATTCCTCCGTCGCTAATTGACCAAAAATAAGTTGTTACAAGGGTTGTCCTTGCCGCCAAACCAGCTGATGTGTATTTTGCACTACCAAAATTAATCTGTATCCCTATTTGTGGGTTTTTTGTTACCCACCCATTATAAATACTATCTAAATTGTATGTGAAAAAAGTAATAGGGTTTTTAGTTCCCATAAAATAATAAAAATTTGTAACACCTGATATGTTCCAATTCCCTAAATTTTGTTTAAAATATTGGTTTTCATAAAACATATACACAACATTAGATACTTTAGAAATATCCCAATTTCCAATAGGTTGATTAAATTTTGAACCCCTAAACATATTAAACAAACTAATAACATTTGAAACATTCCACCCGGATAATGGTTGATTAAATTGAGATTGATAGAACATCGCACCCATATCTGTGACACCCGACACATTCCAATTATTAATTGGTTGATTGAATGATGAAGTGGCAAACATATTACTCATACTTGTAACCTTTGAAACATTCCACCCGGATAATGGTTGATTAAATATTTGATTATTAGAGAACATATCACTCATATTTGTAACTCCAGAAACATTCCAATTATTTATATTTTGATTAAATTGAGAATTATTAAACATGGAAAACATAAGAGTAACTTTAGAAACATTCCATCCGGATAATGGTTGGTCAAATAAACTGTTAAAAAACATATAACTCATATTTGTAACTTTAGATACATCCCAATTATCAATTTGTTGGTTAAATATTCTATTATTATAAAACATACCTGACATATTTGTTACATTACTAACAGTCCAACTTGATAATGGTTGATTAAATGTTGAGTTGGAATAGAACATATTCGACATATTGGTAACATTTGAGACGTTCCACCCGGATAATGGTTGATTAAATATTTGATTATTAGAGAACATACCCGACATATTGGTAACACCCGAAACATTCCAATCCCCAATTGGATGGTTAAATGTTGAGTTGTAATAGAACATATAACTCATATTGGTAACACCCGAAACATTCCAATTCCCAATTGGATGGTTAAATGCTGAGTTGTAATAGAACATACCACTCATATTTGTAACATTTGAAACATTCCAATTTTCAATAGGTTGATTAAATATTGAGTTGTTATAGAACATATAACTCATATCTGTAACATTTGAAACATCCCATCCGGATAATGGTTGATTAAATGATGACCCATTAAACATATAACCCATATTTGTAACACCTGAAACATTCCAATTATTGATTGGTTGGTTAAATGGACAAGACTCAAACATATTACTCATATCAACAACATTTGAAACATCCCATCCGGATAATGGTTGATTAAATTGAGAATTACTAAACATATAATTTGTGTATTGAACATTTGAAACATTCCACCCGGATAATGGTTGATTATAACTTGTCAAATAAAACATTCCACTTATATTTGTAATTCCCGAAATATCCCAATTATTTAAGTTTTGATTAAATAATATACATCCGGAGAATAAATAAGATAAACTTGTTATATTAGAAATGTCCCACGATTGTATATTATTTACAGATGTTAAACTATAACATTCTGCAAACATAGCGTCGATATTAGTCAGATTTGAAGTGTCTAAAGTATCGATTACGGTAGATAAATCTAAATTAAAACAATAATAAAATTGATATCCACCATCAATTAATTTTACATCACCCCACTGTTGAACACTTAAAATTTTACCATAATCACCAGCATAATTTCCTATATTAAACCCGTCAATTACTCCAAACATACGTATAGTATATGTTCCTATAACATTGTAAGTATGTATAAGCTCAGGTTGACTATATGATGTTATTGTGTCTGTATTTCCATCACCCCAATCAATTACAAAATTAAAAGTTCCTGATGGGTCTAACACAATACCAATTTGATTAGTGTTAGTAAAACCTTCATTGTCGGTTTTCCAACTTGAAATGAACAATATTAACGTATCACCGATTAAATCCCAAGAAGGTGGCGGATAATCTAAAATACAGGTTTTATTATAAAAAGGTATGTATACGGTATATGTTCCATAATAATAATCTGTATTATAATCGTATGGTAATAACTGTGAACCTAAACTAATAGTTCCTCCGGTATATGCGGAATAACTTATATCTCCGATATACCCGTCGTAATTTGTTGTAAATATTTCAAAAGTTTTCATAATATTAAATTCCTCCTCCATCAGTTATTGTCCAACCATATCCTCCACTCATAGTTGAACCCGTTAATGTATTTTTACCTGGTTGTCCTCCGGATATTGTGTAGTTAGCACTTCCAAAATTTATTGTTCTTCCTGTATACGGATTTTTAGTTGACCATCCACTATAGATTGAATCTAAATTTGTTGTTGAGAATGTTAATGGTGTTTTACCTAACATAAAGTCAGTAAAATTAGTTACATTTGATATACTCCAATTTCCAATATCTTGGTTAAAATATGTATTAATATTAAACATATTGTTCATATTAACAACATTAGATACATCCCAATTTCCAATAGGGTAATTGAACTCCGAATTATAAAACATATTGTTCATATCACCAACATTTGAAACATTCCATCCGGATAATGGTTGATTAAATAGGGAAGATGCGAACATATAATTCATATAAATAACACTTGAAACATCCCAATTATTAATATCTTGATTAAATTGTGAATTTCGGAACATAGATGTCATATCAACAACATTTGAGACGTTCCATCCAGATAATGGTTGATTAAAATATTGGTCGTTTTGAAACATATTACTCATATTTGTTACCCCTGAAACAGTCCAATTCCCAATCGGATAATCAAATGATGTATTGACAAACATACCTGACATATTTTTAACTTTTGAGACATCCCAATTTCCGATTGGTTGATTGAATGGGGAATTGGCAAACATATAAGTCATATCTGTAACTTTTGAAACATTCCACCCAGATAATGGATAGTCAAATGATGACGCATAAAACATATAACCCAAATCTGTAACCCCCGAAACATTCCAAGACCCAATAGGTTGGTTAAAGTCGGTAGCAGTATTAAACATTTGCCTCATACTATTAACGTTACTTACATTCCATCCGGATAATGGTTGATTGAACGATGTTGCTCCTTGGAACATACCTACCATATTTGTAACACCCGAAACATTCCAATTCCCAATTGGTTGATTGAATGGTGAATTGGCAAACATAAAAGTCATATTATAGACATTTGAAACATTCCATCCGGATAATGGTAGGTTGAAATCAGTGCTTTGGAGTATTGATGTCATATTGGTAACTCCTGAAACATTCCAATTATTAATTGGTTGGTTGAAGGATGTTGCGTTTTGGAACATACCCTCCATATTAACCACTTTTGAGACATCCCAATTTCCGATTGGTTGATTGAATGGGGTGCTAGCAAACATATAATACGTACTTGTAACATTTGAAACATTCCAACCTGACAACGGTTGATTAAACGGTGTGCCGTTAAACATATAATTCATATAAATAACACTTGAAACATCCCAATTATTAATATCTTGATTAAATTGTGAATTTTGGAACATATATGTCATAGACGCAACATTTGAAACGTTCCAACCTGATAATGGTTGGTTGAAAGATGTTGTTCCTTGGAACATATTCGACATATTTGTAACACCTGAAACAGTCCAACCAGATAATGGTTCGTTGAAAGATGTTGCTCCTTGGAACATATAACTCATATCCTCAACTCCCGAAACATCCCAATTATTAATGTTATCGTTAAAATTACTTTGACCAAACATTCCTGACATACCTGTAATGTTAGAAACATCCCAATTATTAATATTATTTATGGTTGTAATAGACGAACATCCACGAAATATATATGTTAAATTTGTCACTTGAGATAAATTTAGAGTGTCAGTAACACCTGTTAATATTAAATTAGAACACTCATAAAAATTATATGATAGTTGAGTTATGTTAAGACATCCCCACTGTGTTATTTCTCTTATTTTAAGTTTACTTGTTGGTGTATAATAAAACGACCACACATTAACTTTACCTGTAATAGTTATTACATAGTCATCAGGAGTTGTATAAATATGTGTCCTATTTGCAAATGTATTCGCCGAAAAATTTCCATCACCCCAATCAATGGTTCCTGAATAATCTAAACCGTAATAAGGTAATGTTATACTCTCAGACGGAGATGTTGTTCTCCACACAGATATAAATGGTAATAATGGTGTAGAACTTGGTGTTGGTGTCATTGTAGGTGTTGGAGTTGGGGTTGGGGTTGTAATATCTAAACCTAATAAATCACAATTTGGTGCGGGTGTGTTTGTTGGTGTTGGAGTATTTGTTGGAGTTAATGTCATTGTTGTTGTTGGAGTAGGCGTAGGTGTTAAACAAGGAACATTTAACAAACAAGTTTTACCCGAATCAAGTAAATAAATGTTATATGTTCCGTAGTAATTTTCCGAATAATAATTATATGGTAAGTTAACTTCACCGATATTAATACTCCCACCCGAACAAGGGTAAAAGGTAATGTCGGCGAATTGTCCGTCGTAATTTATTGATAATATTTTTAAAATTGTTCCCATATATTATATCCCCCCATCTGTTATTGTCCAACCATATCCACCGCTCATAGTTGAACCTGTTAGTATATCTTTACCCGGTTGACTCGCTAATGTGTATTTTGCAGAACCAAAATTAATTGTTAATCCGGTTTGCGGTGTTTTGGTTTGCCATCCATTATAAATAGAATCTAAATTTATTGTTGAGAATGTAATCGGTGTTTTTGCAAACATAAAATCAGTGAAATTGGTTACTCCCGATATATTCCAATTTCCGATGTCTTGGTTAAATGATGAACTTTGGAACATAGATGTCATTCCTGTAACATTTAAAACATCCCAATTACCAATAGGATAATTAAATGGTGAATTGTAAAACATAAAAGACATATTTCTAACGTTTGACACACTCCATCCGGATAATGGTTGGTTAAAATATGCGTTTTGATAAAACATAGAACCCATATCTGTAACACCTGAAACATTCCACGAATTAATGTTTTGGTTAAATTGTGAAGTTGATGCGAACATAGAATTCATATTTGTAACCTTTGAAACATTCCAGCCTGATAATGGTAAATTAAATGACGCACCATAAAACATATTAGACATATTTGTTACCTTTGAAACATTCCAATTATTAAGAGAATAATTAAATGGGGTGTATCTAAACATACCACTCATACTTGTAACCCCTGAAACATTCCACATACTTATATCTTGGTTAAATAAGGTTCCATCAAACATACCTGCCATAGTAGATGTAACCTTTGAAACATTCCAACCTGATAATGGTTGATTAAAAGAAGATTGTCTAAACATATTTTCCATACTTGTAACCCCTGAAACATTCCACGAATTTATATTATGGTTAAATGCTCCAAATTGGAACATACGATTCATATCTGTAACATTTGAAACACTCCAAGAACTTATATCATCGTCAAAAGTTGATGATTGAAACATATTACTCATAACGGTAATTCCTGAAACATTCCAACTATTAACGTTGTTGATGGTTGTAAGAGATGAACAACCTCCAAACATATAAATTAAATTATTAACACTTGTTAAATCAATAGTGTCCGTAACACCGGTTAATACTAAATTACTACATCCTCTAAAAACTTGAGCACCATTACTAATTTTTAATGGTCCCCATTTTAAAACTTCTCTAATTTTTAATATGTCACCAGTATTACCAAACGCCCAACCATTAGTTGTTCCATAAATTGTAACAGTAGAATTACCTGATAATGAGTATGTGTGTGTTCTATTTGCATATGTGTTAGCGGATATACTACCGTCGCCCCAATCTATTGTTCCACTATATGTTCCTGATGGTGAATATGGTAATGTAATACTTTCAGATGGTGTTGTTGTTCTCCATACTGAAACAAACGATGGTGGTAATGTTGGTGTTGGAGTAACTGTATTGGTTGGTGTAACCGTCTGAGTTGGTGTTGGAGTAGGTGTTGGTAATATTAAAGTCCCGCTAATATCGTATTCACAGGTAAGATTAAAAGCTGTAATTCCGTTCAAACCGGTTGAGTAATAACCACCAATAAACCCTTTATAACCATCTTTAAAATTAAGAGAATAAAGATTACCTCCTGAAATAAAACTACTTACATTTTCTGTCTGAGTTAAAACAGGAACAATTGAAGTTAAATCATACGGTGTAGATAGTG